TCATCAGTTTCCCTTTCAAGATTGGCAATCGCCCAAGTGAAAGTGGTAACAGGATCAGACATGAGCAAAATTCATTCAGCGTTAGTTTAATGCCATAAGCCCCGCTATAACACGGGGCGGGTTGCCGGTAGGCGTGTAGTGAGTAGGTCTACTGGGTCTAGGCGATACCAGCATCAGTGAGACGCTGTTCTAAGGTTTCGATGCGTTCCATTGCTTCTTGAAGTGCCTTGACGGCTTTCATATAGAGCACGGAATAGTTGACCGATTTGGTTGTAGTGCCAAGGTGGGTACCTTCTTCGTCGCGGTCAGGAGATTCGCTGACTAGACCAGGGGAGACGAGTTCGGCTTCTTGTGCGACAAGACCGATTTGGGTGTGGGTCTGGCCTTCTTTGAAGTTGTAGTTGCGGACTTGGAGAGCTTTTAGGTCATTCCATTGAGAGTTAGCGTCAACAATGTTTTCCTTAAGCTTGGCGTCGGAGATGGCACCGTATGAGTTGTTGGTATTAACGACATCGCCGTTTGTAAACACCCTGAAGCAAGCGGTTCCTGTGTTTGGATTTCCAATTGTACCACCATAGCGACCAAGCAGAAGAGATGAAGAAGTTCCAGCTGCTTGATTACTTACAAACCGCATAGCGGCGTTTGTTGTTGTATCTGCCACAACTGCAGTTGCGCCAAGGTTATCAATCCTCAACCGCTCCGTCGGAGAACTCGCACCATCGGCAGTAGTGGAGAACCGTAAAGAAGCAGGGCATGAAGATGTTGTAAAAGTAGATTCTGCTTGCGCCGTAATTCTGGCACTAAAGTTATTTCTGTTTGTACCATTAGAACCATTGAACAGGATTTGACCGAGAACTTGTCCAGCAGTAACTGCAGTGTTACCACCAATACCGCCGTTGGCTTTTGCAAGAGTGAAAGTACCGCCGGTAGTTGATGAATCGGATCTAGTAATAGACAGCGAAGATGTAGTGGAAGCAGTCCCTTCAATTTGCACCAAATGTGGAAATCCAACGGGTGAGTACGAACTAGACGTACCAACTAACAAGCGCCCTGATGTATCAATACGTGCTCTTTCACTTCTTCCGCCGCCGGAGGAAACAGAAAATGCAAGTGGGTAGTTTTCGTAAGACTCTAAGAAGGTAGCAGTAGAACTTGTATCGGCGGTCAGGCTTGCGTACCTTGTATTTGATACGTCAATTCTGAGTGCTGGGTTTGATGCTGCGTTCAAAGTTAATAATGAACCAGGGGCTGTAGAGCCAATCCCTACGTTGCCTGACGCTGTGACTACAAACTTTGCAGCACTGCCGCCAGATGAGCCAGTAGATATGTGGAAAGAACTGTCTGAAAGCTCATTGCTGTCGCCCCTGCCAATGCTCCATTTCGTAACACCTGCAGAGTTAAATCGAATAACAGCCCTGCGGTCGGCATCCGCATCTAAATCTAGATAGCCGTTTTTAGTAGCTTGAGCGTTGACCCCTAAAAGACTTTCAACACTACTGCTTGTAATTTCAAGCAATGAACTAGGCGAACTAGTCCCTATGCCTACATTGCCGTTTGCGGCAATGCGCATTTTTTCACTACCATCTAAAGCAAAATATAAATTAGCTCCGCCGGCAATACCTATATTTGCACTATGGTCAACACCGTTTGAAAGTTGAATATGAGCGTCAGCATTGCTTGCATTGGCAATAAATCTTGCAATTGCATTAGTTTGAGCTGTAGTTGATGTAGCGGCAGAGTCAACAACGACTAATTTTTTGGTGGGCGAGGTCGTGCCAATGCCGACGTTGCCGCCATCTTCAACAAAGATTCCAGCACCCGCATCATCAAATAGTTTTAGCCCTGCACCATCCCTGGCACGAACCTCATCAATCTCCATACGATTGCCGTCTGCAACCAGAATGTCCCCATCGGCATTGATATAAAGCGCCTGAGTACCACTAGTGCTGATGGCTAGTTGGTCCGCTCCAGGTGAATAGATGCCAGTGTTGGTATCAGACCCTGGATATAGCGATGGCAGGGCAGCCGTACCAAGCGGGAAGCTAACTTTTCCATCAGCAGAAATCAAGCCTGTGGTAGTAACAGCTTGGCTACCAAAGTCTGGGCTGATCTTTGTGCCAGCAATTGCAGCAGAAGCATTTACATCTGCATCGACAATCGTTCCATCTAAAATCTTTGCTGACGTAATCTGAGAGTCGGCAATATCCGCAGTCACTATGGGATACGAGATCTGCCCCCAAGGCGTATAAGCCAGCGAAGTCCAAGCTGTAGAGCCGTCCCCTACTTTCCATTTTCCAGTGTCTGTCTCGTGCCCAAGCTCACCAGTGAGCAGCGTTGGGTTTTGAGCTGTCCAAGCTGCCGCCGTATCGCGGCGCTGCTGCATCAGCGACTGAATAGTAATGCTCATGATCTACCTCCGTTGAAAATGTATGTCCTGTCTGGCAAGACAGACGCTGTAAGCCCATCAGCAATGTAAACCGCTGAGGAGCTGTCTGCGCTTCCGCCATCCAAGTTGAAATCGCCTTGCTCGATTGAGTGGCTGACTAGCTCAACTTCTACCGTAAAACGATCGTAAGAAACATCGGCAATACTTGGCGGGCTTGCATATCTCCAAGCAGTGTTACCCAATACTGGTACAGGATAAGTTCCGCTGTAATCCCCCCATAAAGCTTCAGATCCAAAGAAAAAATCAAATGTTCCTTTTGCAGTCAAATAATGTGCTGCAATTGAATTCATATTGACTTCCGTTAAATGTGAAAATGTAAGCTGCAAGCTTTGATTTACAACTCTGCTGCCCCTTCTAAAACTTACTGTTGCACCGCTTAAAGCTGCTTGCCGAGAAATAGGTGTATTCCCTATTGAGTAAACTCGAACACTTGGCGATATGTCAGGGAAGAAATCCATGTCTAAACCAAAACGCTTTGTATCGCAACTTCTATTTTAAACCTGCCAGGGACGCCTGCCTGCTCAACTGAAAACGGGCCAGAATATTGCCATTGATAAACCAAAGGATCTACGGGTACTGCAGAATATCCTGACCAAATCGCGGCAGGCAGGTCAAACGAAATCAACGAACCTTGCTGAGCAAAGTAATGATCGGTTACTGAATTTGCTTGATCTTCCGTTAGGGCCACATATCCAAGCGTCAAAGAATGCTGAGGGCCATTAGTCTGGTTAAACAAAAATCTAACGCTAATTCCGCTTGGCCCCTCGTAGCTTCCTTGCGGAAAGTTGCCCATCTGAAACTGCCTTGAATTAGGCGTTATTGCAGGAAAATCAGCCATCAAGCAACCTCAAAAGTTGTATTTACAACGTCATTACTGATCTTAGAGACGTTGCTACCATTCACGGGGAAATGCGTTGCGCTAATGCTAGTGACTCCATCAGAAGCGTGCTCCACATTTGTGACCTGATACCACTCAACTTCCGTACGATCGTCCCCCGTAGAGTTGATCCGTTGACGTTGCACCTTGATGATTTGTGTTGGAATTAAGCCAGTAGTTAGCAGCGGAGCATCAAAGCTAATTGAGTGGGTTGAATGCTTGCGCCTTGCTAACTCATATTTAGCAAAAATATCAGCATGTTCTGGGTTGGTGCAAAAGTCTGTCATGTCAAACTGCTCAGTCGGCGCATCGCTACTGGTTCCGGCAAACCTTACAATTCTTGTGCTTTGGCCTCCAACTTCTTGAGCAGTGGCCTGCCTGAGGATTACCGAAACGTTGAAATCTCGGCGTTGACTTTGCTCAAAGTAAACCTTAGAGAAAGACCCTGGAAGAATGTTTGCTTCTGTAAATGTTGCAGAAGGGGTTAAAGCAGACGTGCTGATGTTGCCTCCTGATAAAGGCAAAAGCGGCTGCAAACTATAACGGCCATTCTCCGAAACGAACGAAAGCAAAAAGAATGGCGACATTACTGTGATATATTCTAAAACATTTACAGATTGGTCAATAGACCCGTTAAAGAACGCTTTTATATTCTGTGAAAAGGTAGCAAGCGTTTGCAAATTGGACGTGTCAATAGGCTGAGAGATTGAAGCATTGCCCGGGTTTGCCCTTTTGATTAAAAAGAACAAGTGCATCGCTAAATCAACAAACTTGTTGCTAGGCCCTGTTGACGTTAATCCTTCGCTATACAAAACAACGTCTGCACCGTTTTCGTAGAAGATTGCAAGCTGCCTGCTGGTTCTTTTTGGTATGCCGTCCGAAAAACCATCACGAACGTTGCCTTGGACTTCTAGAAACGTAATATCAGAGAAAGCTGTAAAATCATAAGATGACGGGAAAGATGCAGGGTTTGAAACGGAACTAACGCTGTACTCATACTCAACGCCATAAAGTTCACCAGTGCTGGCAGGATTGCTTAGATTGACCTGCTTGTCTACCACTCCTCCTGAGTTAATGGTAACGCAAGGCTCGTCAGTCCCAAAAACAAGTTGATAAAAGCTTGGAATGTTGACAAGACTGTTCATGGCGCCAACGCCTTCTATTGTGCCAACAGCCAGGCCACCTATGATGTTCCCGCCTCCGTCAAGGCGAGTGTTGTATTTGAAAAAGACGTTTGCCGGACTGTTGCCAAAACGAGCCCAAAATTCGTTAGTTCTGTCAATACCTGTTGCAATCTCTTTTGCTTCTAAGCCTGTGCCTGGATAGGTAATAATCGTGTTGGTGGTATCACCTACACCTCTAGTTATAGTGCCGGTAACTTGCCAATATACGTCGTCTGCCTTTGGAGGATCCTTGCCAACGAACCCGCTTGGGCCAATAAAAGCTTGGGAATAGCTTGCGGTCTCAATGTCGCAAAATGTTTTTCCACTAGTTATGGGGCAGACATTCTTAGCCACTGCCATATCTGCATCGCTTTTGTAATGTTGCGTCAAAGATGGTGTGCTTGAACCGGGAATAAACGGAAGGGCAATTCCTCCTATGTAAGCCTTTTGAGTGCTTGGAGTTGTCGCTATATTTCCTTGACTTATAGCAAACAATAGAACGTCGTTAAAATTAAAAGAGGCTTGTTTTAACAAATCTGGTTGCATCCAAGTCCCTCCATACTTGGCGCTCCCTATCGTTACTTGCTTGCAAAACAAAAGCGGGATAGTATCCCCGGCTTGAGCGATTTGCTGCTGTTCTCCGCTACTCGTCGCATTTGCTGACGATGGATTCTTACGGCGACTTGGGGCAGCGTCACGCTGACCGGAAGCTCCTGCTGGGGCTTGCTTTGCCTGCCTTGCTCCCTTCTCGTTTGCTTTTTTTGTTGCTTGCTGCCTTACTTTGCTTTTCAGCCGGGTTGTTATTGTTCCTGACCTTGAACCCTTCGAGGAACCTCTTTTTAATCTCATTTTTCCATCTCCTTTGACCTAATTAATTGAAAGATTGATACGCCGCCAAGAATCTGGCCTCCTATCATTTTGCGGCCATTGATTGCGCTATCAGACGAGTCAAGATAAACGAGATTTTCGCCATCAAGGGCGATCCTGACATTTTCAACAATTGAGCCGTCTTTGCACTCAACCTTGCATTCATTTGCTAAAAATGTTGGGTTGCTCATAGATTGGTAGGAATAGACTGGTAAGAACGCATTAGCATCCCAGGCGCGATTTTCTTTGTTGGGACTTGTGCTTTTAGTGTATCAATGGCAGGGTTTACAGTCCAGCTGATCGACTCATCAGAAATGTCTGCTGCGGCAATGCTCCCAATGTATCGGCTGATCAGCTGCGCACTCCCTGCATCAAAAGACGGCTCCCCCTCGTTTTGGATATAGAGAGAGGCGATCACTAGATTGTCAGCGCCGATTGCTTGGTCTGTAATGTCAATCAATTCGCCGGTTGCCGCCATCTCAACTTTTAAATCATTTACCTCTGAGGCAAGAGAAGACCCAAAGCCCTCAGCATCAAACGCTAAGTAGCGATATTCTCCTGTCGCATTGGAGTCAGCCGAAAGCAGCTGCGCCTCAGGATAAAAGTTTTGCCATTGGTTAGTAGGCGATCGATTACTGGAACCGTCTAGCACTGATGAACGATTAGAGAAATATTCGAGAAAGCAGAGAATGTCGTAAGTTGCGGCCATCAGTTCAACCCAATCCCATTTCGGATGGTTCCGTCGCTCATGATGAATTGTAGTGTCTGTTCGACGCCTGCTTGAACCGCTTGGCTCATGTCTTGCGCGGTCACATAATTCTGCCCATCCATTTGCGTTACTGGTCCGGTTTGAATGCTTACGGACGGGGAGACGAAACCGCCTTCAGCAAAGCCAGGGATGGCTCCCGCTCCTCTCTTGCCTGACAGGAAGTTTGCCGCAAAGCCTGCTGCCTTGCTTTGAGGAATGATGTATTCATCTTCTCCACCTTCACCAATCAAACCAAGAGTTGGCTTTTTGACAACGCCACCTTTTGCAAAGGCTTGGAAGCCGCCGCCCCAGTAAGCGCCAGCCGCTGCACCGACTGGACCGAAGCCGCCACCACCACCACCGCCACCACCGCCACCGCCTTGCCCTTGTAGCGCGTTTAGCCTTGCCTGTGCATTCGCTGCGTTTTGGATCGAAATGGCTGCTCGATCTGCGTTGGTTGCAACTCGGATGAAATTTGTCGCTGATCTTTGAGCGTTAGTTGCAACTTGCCCGGTTCCTGTTGCAAGACCGCCTGCGCTTGTATTGCTGTTGGCAAGTTGACCGGACAGCTTGACCGCCTCCTGATCGCTCTTAGCAATTTCTTTGCTCACAAGCTTTTGTTCAATGTTCTGACGTGCTGTCAATATTTTTGCTTGAAGCTGAGCGTCTGCGGCTTTCTTTTGGTGAATAGCAATTTGATCCTGAGATTTAATTTGGCCATCAATTAAATGGATGGCCGAGCGTTGAGTAGCTAAAGCTTTGTCAAGAGAAGCTTGAGCCTTAGCTGTTGCTTCGCCTTCTTTGGCTTGCAATACGGCCAATTGGCCTTCAGCATCCAACCTCTTTAAGTCAATTAAAGCTCCCTGCCTTTTAAACGCCAGCTTAACTTTTTCAGCTTCAATGCTGTTCATTGCCTGCTGATGAGCAATCTTGGCTCCGTTTATTTCGTTTTGGAATATCTGCTTGGCAATGTTCAATCGTTGAGTTGCTGAACCTGCTTGCTCATAAGCACGTTCTAAGATTTGCCCTTGCAGGTCGTTAATTGATTGCTCAGCATTAAGACGAGCGTTTGTGACGTTGACAGTGTTTTGATAGGCGGCTTGCTGCGCTTGTACTTGAGTCTTTTCTTGAGTCAAAAATTCAAGAGAAGATTTTAATACCTCGATTTGTCGTTTTTTGGCTTCCGTAGCTTTATCAATCTCAGCGGGAATGTCGCTAAAGCCTTCCCCTAGTTTGTTTGTTGCTTCTGCCGCTTCTGTGATTATAGGTTTTGTCAGGCCCATCGCGTCAGCTAGCCTATAAGTTTGCTCGACAATAAAGCCAAGCGGGCTGTTCTTTAAAGTAATAACAAGGGCGTTAACTATGCCGGTAATTAATGGCGAAATAGCCTTCAAAGTATCGCCTATATTGACAAAAGAGGCAACGAGTACATTGCCGATAATATTTGCAACTTTATCGAAAGGAATGTCCTTAAATAGCCCTTGCATCGCTTTTACGGCTGGCCCTAGCGCACTTTGAAATACCGGTACCACTTTTTGGCCAAGCACTTGGAAGAAACTGACTAGCCTTTCAATTCCTGCCCCTAGCAAGTTCATCCCGCCAATAACCGCAGGGGCGACTAGCTTGCCAAATGATTCAAACGCATCACGTGTAACTTCGCCCAAAGTATCCATTGCCCCGGCATAACCTTGAGCCGCAGCCAGTGCGCCCCCTCCATATTGTTTGTTAAGTTCTTTAAGAATGAACGCTTGAGCCCCAGCAATATCATTTGCCTTTACCATCGTTTTGACTTGTTGCTTTTGCTGGTCAGTAAACCGAGTACCAGATTTTTGCAAAGCCGTTAGCCCAACGTCTGGAGCTTCAAGAGCTTTAGCAAGTTGCATCATGACGCCGTTCACGTCTTGTCCAAGAACTTGCGCCATGTCAGCCGCAGTGCTTGCCACGTCCCCATATGTGCTGACACCAATCGTCCTAAAACTTGTAAGCATCTTGAATGCTTTGGTAAAATCCTCCTCGTCAAAAAGAGTAGCTTTCCCCAGCTCATCGGCCTTGGTTTTTAACTCGTCTAAAGCGGCCACACCATTTGTGGTTAAACCTTCTAAGCCATTTGCCAATGCAAGCGTGTCAGCTTCACGCTCTCCCATAACAGCAAGAGCTTTTGCGACCCCCGTTACCGCTGCAGCAAGAGCGACCACAGGCCCTAGATAAGTTGAAAATGTAGTACCAAGCACGCTGACGCTTTGCCTTGCTGTCCCAGCACTTTTATTCATTTTTTCAAATTGCCCATTGGCATTTCGCAGCTTGCCGCGAGAGTCCATGAGGGTTTTATTTAGTTTTTTTGCGTTCCCATCAACTTTATTCAGCGTCGCGCTAACGCTGTCTTTGGCGCTAAGTTCAACAGCAACTTGGGCCGCCACAAGCTTTCAACTCACTGAGGAAAGTCTACCTCCGCTTAGCCTTACGCTGCATTTCAGCCTGCTCGGCAGCTTCCGTTTCGTATAACAAGCACCAAAGTTGCAGCTCTTCGCGTGACATCCTGTCTGACAGCTCAGACAACGTGTATCCCAGCTCACGGGCCAAACGCATCTGAACCCTCAACGGATAATCGTCGCGGAAGAGCTTGGCTAGTTTTTTGCCTCGTCCTCAGTCACGTTCCCTTCTCCTGTCACAAGGGCAACCATCAAGGCTTGCAAGTCTTCGTCTCGTACGTCGTTCTTTAGCTCAGCCATCTCACCAGCCTTGAACATGCGTTGGCCGTTTTCGTCCGTTGCTTTGTTGATCAGCAGCTGCAAAGCATACTGAGTGGCATCATCTGAATTGGCTTGCTTTTGGGCGCGTTCACGCTCTGCCATCGTCAAAGGTGTAGACCAAAATTCGAACTCAGTGCCGTTGCTAAGGGCCACAACTCTCTTAACTGGAACAAGGTTTGCTGCTTTCTTTAAGCGGTCAAGAGCACGAAGACTAGCGCCAGCGGTAGACATAAAAGCTTTAAACAGTAAACGCATACTAATCATAAAAAAACCCCCAGCGCAAGCCAGGGGAATCTTTACCAAGGCAAGAATCAAGTCTTGCTGAGGTCGAAAGTAGGAGCAGCAGACGGTCTAAAGGCAACCTCGATCGATTGAGCATCGTCAGGGTTGACTGTAAAACTGGCTGAAGTCAACACAGCTTCCAAGGTGATTGAACGGCTTGCTGTGTCATCAACCGTGCTGCCAGAAAGCACCCTGTCGATGTAGAGCTTGAATTGAACGCCATGCTGCTGACGTTGAATAACGTCCTCGACAAGGCGTGACGCGATAGAGGTATCGTCGTCTGTGGTGTAGATGGTGGCGCTGCCTTCGCCATCAGCAAAACCAGTGATGTAGGTTTTGAACGGCGCAAGCTGACCAAGCGTTTGGCCGATAGTGGTTACGTCGATTTCGTCGCGAGTTATCTCAAACGACCATTCACGAACATCGCCCACAGCCTCAAAGTTTTTGTAACTGATGCTGGCGTAATCAGAACCAAAGACAGAAGGTTGAGCCGTTGCCGTTACGGCGGAACCGCCAGCAGTGCTGCTTAAAGTCATGACGCCTGTGGAAGCGACATAAGTCAAAACGAAGTAATCACCAGCAGCGATAGCGTCAGTAGTAGTAGCTCCAGCAGGGTAAGCGAGAGTCACTTCGTCATTAACCTGGAACCCTAAATAAGTTCCAAGGGTGATGTCAGATCCTGTCGACGGGAATGCTGTTGCAACAAGCTGATCAGCGTCGGTTCCCGCAGGCTTGTAATACAGAGCGCCTGAGGTGCCGGATAGTGTGGTGGCCATAGAAGGCTATCGACAATTGGTTTCGATTCATTGTACGAAGGCACTGAATGTTATGGCTAGTTCTGCTTGAAAGAAAGATGCCGGTGCTGCCGGTTCTACAAACGTAGGACCATCAGCTGCGTCAAAAATAATCTGGCTAATGACTTTACGGTCAAAAAGGTTTTTCAGCCTTTCAGAAATCGTAAAGTTTTCACCAGTGCCAACCCCAATAGGACTGAAAACATCAATCACCAAAATGCCTGACTGGCGATTGCTGCCTGTCGTTGGGCCAAGCAAGGTCGCATAACTATTAGCCCCAAAGCGTATTTGAGTTTTGATCCAAGTGCTGTTGTTTGGCGGCGTAAAAGGTACGTTCTCATAGCTCACCGGATAGGCAGGCGCTAAAGCCATTTCGGTTGCGATCCGTGCTTCTACTGCCTGCCGAATGTCGTTGTAAGTGCTGGTCATCCGCGCCTCAAGATATTGGACCAAATACCAGGGATCATATCCTTAACGTCTCTCCCTGCAAGCTTTTCTGGCCAGCCTGCCATCAAGTCGGGGAAGCGTGTTCTGAACTTCCCACCCCAGGAAGGCGGCATGTTTATGCCAAACGTAATCGCCTCCCCGTAGTTTTGAGTGATGTTTACAATGCTTCCCGTCAAGCCTTTATCTCTATAGACAGGCGGCTGCCAGTTCGATTCAAACGTGCCGCCGTTGACTTCGCCTGTCGGGCTGTAGTCCTTTAATTTATTGCGAAGCTGTATAGAGGCTTCTCTTACGAGTGTTTCAACTTTGGCCTCGCAATAGCCAGCAAGCTGAGGAAGAGCGATAGTGACTTTTGCCATTAGCTTCTAAGGATTAGCTCGTAAGTGATTGCGACGCCCTCTTGCTCCACAATGTTGACTGTAACAATTTGATACGCAATAGAGCTGATTACAACCCTGTCTTTCGTAGCAGGAGCGGATGGCAGATCTACAGCCGCAACCGTTAGGCGTTTGTCTTCTGCCTGAATTAGCCCATTTGCTTCTGCCTTGTTCACCGCAGCCAAGATCCCTTTGATCTCCGTGTCGCTTATCGTTTCGCCTGAGGTTCCGCTTGTTGTGTTGTAAACGCCTGACGTTACATAGCGAACAGTCACGTCACCGCCAAACTTTGTAATGACGGTGCCAGCTACTTTCTCAAGGGATTGAGCGAGTCCCATTAGACGCTATACACAACGACGGAACCAGAGCTCATCGTGATTGAAGTAAAAATCACACCTTCAATAGAGGCGGCGACGTGGACATGAATCGCAGTCGGTGCGCCAGATCCGTTCTCAGTGATGTTCTCGGAAACCATTGAAGCAATAACTGAATTTTGCAAGGCTTCTACCTTGTAAAACCTGCCAGTGTGCTCAGCGGTATCCGTAATGATTGTTGCTTTGCTTGGCGCGTAACCCATGCCCATGATCAGCTCCGTTTGATAGCGATGTTGCCTGGTCCGCTAATTCTAAGACCTGTCAAGTAACGTTCAACCATTGGCGGGATACGATCAGCGCCAACTGCCCCAAACTTGTCAGGCGTGACGCTCAAGCTGCCGATGCTGACGCTCTTGTAATCTTCAAGACCGCTCAACCCAATGCCGTCAACGTTGTTCTTTAAGTAGACCGCCAGCTCAAGCTGAGCGCGTTGGATCTGATCAGGGATCTCTGTATCCGTGAAGTAATCGTCAGAAATGCGAAACGGAAAGCCCGTTGCATAGGTATTGACGTAAGTGTCAGGTTTACGAACACCAGTACGCGGCCACTGCATTGCCTGCGTATCTGTTGCCCGTGCGCCTAAGAATCTTTCGCGATCAAGTCGCTGTGCTGCTGTAACAAGAGCGCGGTTACGCGTGTCATCTGTGCCCGTTGTCCAGTTCGTGACATCAGCATTTGCAACCATGCCGTCAACTAAAGCATCAGCTTCCGCCAGCGTCAGATAACTGTTTGCGCTTGCGCTGCCTGCCGTTGCTGTGATCGTTACTGCCATCGGCCTTTACGGTTGATTTCTTAATTGCGGGCCTTTCAGAAGCGGAGGCCGCTGCCGTAGCAGCAGCCTCACGTTCTTTTGCTCGCCTAAACGCGAACAAACCCATCAGGAGCTTGCGCCCTTCAGAGCTACGAAAGAAACAACGATTGCTTCTCCCAATGAACCTGCGGACAGGTTTGCAACCGTGATCGCGAACGAGCCAGCAGCAATCGTGTTGGCTTGAACGAGATAAGCGCCAGCAGTTCCGGCGGAGCTGTGGTTAACCACAACAACGTCAGTAGCTGCAACTTCGCTGTTTGTAACAGCAAAGGTCACCTCAGCAGCAGCCGCCAAAGCAGCGTCGTCCAAGGTGATTTGGCCTGAAGCGGCGTCCAGAGTTACGCCTGTTGCTTTGCTGGTGGCCTGAGTAACAGTGCCGCCAGTTGTTGGGCCGATAAGTTTGCCCGCTGTTGCCTCAAAAATTGATGCCATAGTTAGTTACCCCCTCAATCAAGGTTAGAAGTGGAAGTAATCCGCACGATACCAATGTTGTTGGTTTCGTAAACTTTGGTCCAATTTCCAACGGTCTCAAGTTGAGAACGATTTGGATTTGAAACAGCAGAAGAGAACTTCGAGCCCACCGGGTGGTAGACGTAATGAAGATCAATCGACATTGCATCCGATTTGGCCAGGATGTCCCGGTCAACTTCGGTCTGCAAGCCCAGTTGCTCACCAGAGGCAATAGCGCCTTGAGTGAACAAGTAGGAAGCATATTCAGTAGTTGAACCGCTGCCTGCTGTTTGAACGTCTGCACTGATGATCACGCGCAGTCCCATGAAAGTAGGAACTTGCACTTGGCCAAAAGCGTTAGCCGTTGAACCCTGGGTTGCTCCAGTGTCAGGTGCGCCGTTGTCGTCATAGATGAAGTCGATTGCACGACGCTCCATCAAGTCGTAATAAACGTTCGGGTGAACGCAGATCGCAGCAAGCTTTTCACCTTGATCGCCCAGCAATGATTTGCCAGTAACGATTTGACGTGGGCCAAGGATTGTTGGGGTGTCACCAGATGCACCATCAACGGCTAAACCGAGGAAAGCAGCAGAGGCAGTATCGCCAACTGCACCGAACACACCGCCCAAGCAAGAAAGAAGATCTTTCTGACGTTGGTTAGCAATGTAATCAGCAATCTTGGCGCCGATGGCGGCCATTGGATCAGAACCAGCTGCAAGCGCAGCAAGGTCACGAGACTCAAAAGCACGGCCACGATGCAGAACAGCAGCAACCTGCTTATCTGCGGTGATTTTGCCTGGAGTCAGTGAAGAGCTATCAGATAGAACTTCAAAGTCACCAGAAAGGTTTGCTTTGTAGAAAGGGACTTGTACAAAGTCTCCACCACCTTCTGCTGCATTTAGCTCCGCCATTGGCTGAACCACACCGCTAGCCAAAAAGGCATCACGCTGAGTTGTTTGCTCAATGACGTAAGGCGTAAATACCTCAGGGATGATG